GGGACATTTGGCTTAATTTCTACTGTAACATACTTAACTGAGCCTTTAGTAATTCTATTAGGCGAAAACCTGAAGTCAAAATCATAGACAAGAGGTTTGTCGGCAACCACCCATAAATTTGGATAAACAGTAAAGTTGTTTTCTATGGTAGCAGGACAATTACTAGTGTCATCGTAAATAACGCTCCATTGATCAATGTAATCACCGATAACGAATTGTGGTGTGGTGATGGCCAAAGGGATAGAGTATTTTCCTGTGTCGTCAAGAGATATGGTATTAACGTCTAAAGATGCGAATAGTGTGCGTCCATCCGGATTAATATCCGAAATAGCGGTTGGGTCTAAGTAGTAAACCTTTACCGCTTCAATTGACTTAAGATTAGTATATTGGTTTGAGTTGAAAACAAAAATTCTTAATTCAACTGTGTCGCCGATTACCAGATTTTGATTACGCTCTTTTGTAGCCATACCATATTTACTATGGTTACTTCTTATTCATGGCTGCGATTTTCTTTTCTTCTTGGTCAATGAATTTCTTGATTAGATATTTTCTCTTATAAATCGGCAAAAACATCATTTCGCTCGGCTGTATATGTAAATTAGAGGAGAAGAATAGCATTTCATCAAGAAGCTCATACATCAAGCTTATGCTAGCGGAGTCATCTTCTTCCCCTTTGGGAAGAAAAAACTTAAATCCAATGGCAAATCAGATTCAAAATCTGATGTACATAATGGGCATTGAACTTTAACCTTAGTATTAACTCCAAATGGGGGGGTGAACACTAAATCTCTAATGAAATTAAAATCATTAGCGGGCAGATTTTTGATTAATGTATGAATACTAACCTGATCATTTATACCTTCAATATCTTGGATGTACAATGATAGCTTGAATGTCACTGTATCGGTTCCCGCAGCATTCCCGAATCCTTGCATTTTGCGGCTTTTATAGCTAGCAATAGATAGTTCATCTGAAATTCTAGGAAAACGATATGTAAATTTATATCCAGTTACTGGCAGAACTTCATTTAAAGACGCGGCAGTAAAATTATCTGGACACATTGTAAGCTGAACGTCTTGATCAAGGTCAATAGTTGTTGGAAATTTTTCACTACAAACGGCACAGGTCATTTCTGCATCCCAGTCCACGCCTAAAGAAATACCGCGTAAGAATATCATCAAGTAATAACGATCTTCCTGTAGGAAATTATCTGTGTTATACTTTTCTCTAAGACATCTTGTGAAAATCTCTGATAAGGCTGATCCTTTTCGTGCGATTCTTGGATTTGCTAGAATGTCTTCTTCGTCACCGGTCATAGAGCGAATGTTTAGAACGCCATCGGTCGGACCATCTGTCCCATTATAAAATCGCCCTAGAGACGGCAGTGTAATTTTTTCGTATTTATGTGTATATTTTTGAGCACCAGCCAGTAGTTCTTGAAGCTTAGTTGTTCCTACCATTCCGGCCATTTGCGGACTGATTCCAGCTTGTGCAGCCTGCTCTACACTTAGTCCAGAAGTTGGCTGTGGCTGGCCTTGATTAGCCATGTCCATTAGTTCACGAACCTGAGGGGGAATATTTCCCGACATTTTTGGCATGCCCCCAGCATGACTGTCTACTGATGAAAGTGACTTTTGAAAATTCTGTATAGCCTCAAAGTTAGGCACGCTACTTGATGGGATTTGTGGTTTAAATGTTTCGATAGGCATATGAGTTTATCTTTCTTAAACTAAATTAGTTAATGATTATTAATTTGTCAAACATAGAAGAAAAAATCTTACTTAATCATGAATTATTGAAATTGTTGGATGATGACTTTAGTAAAGTAATTAAAACATGGAAATTAAGCAGGACTTATAATAAGAATTTAGAGAAACAAGAGTCTCTAATTCAGTTTTTAAATCTGCTTAATGACAAGCATAAAAAAATACTATCTAACTATTTTAATGATGTGGTGGATGTGGAACGAATAAGTAAAAATTTGACTTATGACGATAAAGTATCTATTGATGATTTGAGCGATTATTTCACAGAAAATAAGTTCCCGACCCGAGATTTCGCTATGTATAGAAACAAAGAACAAGTTTTTTTAACTTTTTGGAGGTAGCATGAATCTAGTATTATTTGTCTTAGCCGTAGTCGGGCTTACCAACATTATTGTGGAAAGTGAATTGTTTAGTGGATTAAAGGCATGGCTTCATGCTAGAGCAGAAAAATCTGTTATTATAGCTAAAATTGATTACATGACTAATTGCTATCAGTGCAGCGGGTTTTGGTCTGGTTTTATTATATCCTTGCTATCTTTGGGATTTGATATAGTTCCCCATAATTTGTCTTACTGCGGTATGTTTTTTATGTCTGTTATTGCTGGATGGGCCGGATCTTTGTGTGCGGTAGTGGGATTTTATGTTGTTAATAAATTAGAGAAATGGTGGGCAAAACCCTGAAATATCTAACTACACAAGATGTAAAACAAGCTCTTAAATCTGATTTTAGATTTAGAGAGCTGTTCCAAGAATATCAAGGCGAGATTAATGAGTTTATTCACAATCCATCTTGCCCATGTCATGCTCCATTACTAGATAAGATCATGAAGGAAAAAGGCAGACTGGAAAAATACTTTCCTGGTAAAATTATAGTTGCATATAATAATGTTCAGCCAAAAGTAGAAGAATTATGGAATGTAATTAATTGTAGCGTTTCAGAACTAGACGAAAAACTAAGGCGCTTACCACCGGGTCGCAAACAACTCACAATGGCAAGATATGAAGACCAAATAACGGTTGTGGTGAATATGTTAATTTCTATGCCGGTTTAAGCCGATTAATATGTATGAGTGAAATTCTACACATAGATGCACTAAAAGGATTCAAGAATTTGGCCGATGAATCCTTTGATATTGTTTTAACAGATCCTCCGTACAATATTGGGAAAGACTTTGGCAACAACAAGGATGATTTGAGCTTTGAAGATTACTTGGTATGGAGTAAAAAATGGCTAGATGAATCCGTGCGGTGTCTCAAGCAATCTGGCACCATGTACATTTATGGCTTTGATGAAATCCTTGCTCATATTTCTGTTATGCTGCCGGTTAGCAATGTCCGTTGGCTAACATGGTTTTACACCAATAAGACAGTCCCCCGCTGCAAATGGTTTAATAGAAGCCATGAAAGCATTATATGTTTTTGGAAGGACAAGGACCAACGTGTTTTTAATTTAGATAATGTACGCGAGCCATATACAGATATATTTCTTAAAAACGCTGCTGGTAAAGTTAGAAAAAACACTAAGGGGAGATTTGGTACATCAGAAGGAACTATTTACACGGCCAATGAAAAAGGCGCAATGCCGCGTGATGTTCTAAGAATTGATGACGTGATTGAATGCGGTGCGTTAGCAGGAGGAAAGGGCAAAAGCGAAAGATGGTTTTACTCTAAGAGCAAACAAGAGGCTTTTCCAGGTACAGAAATGAAGCATTTTACTTCCGATGATATAATTCAACATCCAACTCAAAAACCATATGATTTAACAGAACGATTATTAAAGGCCGCTATGCCTAAAGACGGGAACGTTTTAATTCCGTTCTTTGGAAGCGGGTCTGAAGGTGCGGTTTGTGATGATTTAAAATTAAACTATACCGCTTTTGAAATGAATGGCGATTACGTGGCTATGGCCAAGTCATTTTTGAGTAAAAGAACTAAGAAACATTAATCTAATCACGCTAACCTAAATATAGTATGAGTACCGGAATGGGCCTTGGCCCTGTATTAAATCGAAATGATATAGAATTAAAGCGACAATTTCGCTGGATGCTTGAAGTTGGACAAGGTGGCAATGACTCGGGCGGAATTGGCGGCATTGTAGGCAACGCAGTGAATGTTCTTCCTCCACTGGCATCTGAAAGACCATCTTTAAGTTTTAAAGAAATTGAGATTGAGCATACTTCTGAAACTATCTTCATGCCTACTAAGGCTCAGTGGAAGCCATTAAAAGTTAAGGTATATGATGTAGCTACCAATCTAAAGAACAATATGGTCTTTGATTGGGTCGTTAGATTTTATAATGCTCAAAAAGCATCCTACAACTTTGTTTCTGCTCAGTTTGCGCAAAATTTTAAGAAGACAGTTAATCTTAGCCTATACAGTGGACAAGGGTGTTGCCTTGAAAGTTGGCAGTTAGATGGCGCATGGCCTCGTGAAATTAACTTTGGCGAGTTAAATATGGAAAGCTCAGCAATTGTTACGATTGACATGGAGCTAAGATTTGATAGAGCATACGTCACAACGTTTAATGAAAATGGACAATATGTATCTGCTGGTAAGGGGTGCCTAGATTATAGAACCGGCGCTAATTGCCAGAATGGGTTTACTCAGTAGTTATAAGTTTTCTTATTAACTAAATCTAATTCACATGCAGCGACCATCGCGGCTGGATATTCTTTATATTTTGATGTTTCTATAGGATATTCGTCTCTAATATCTCTTTTTGATCCATATGTTATCGCATTAACATAACATTCTTTTGCTTTTTCAAACCGAAAGAGCTTAAAGTAAAATATATCTCCTAAGTGGCACCAGTATTCGGCCATGTCTTGTTTTAAAGATAAACATGCCTGAATTTCTTCGGCTGACTTTTTGGGGCTATCCATATCATAAAAAACTTGCGCTCTACAATACCGAATTACTGCTAGAGAAAGCGGCTTGCCCTTCTCAAAAAATAAATACTTATCCGACATAGCGATAAAATCGTTATATTTTTTATCCGATAGTGAAAGCATCGCAGAATAATAATAAGCGGAAGGCAGCAATGGTTTTTCACGACACCATTCATTTGCTATATCTTTATATTCATAGTAATCACTTTCCCCGCCAGCAACCACACAATCAATAGTGTTCTTAACCGGAACATCTAGATGTTCAAATATAGGGTTTATAAATTTATAATCTTTTTTCTTGTTCCATAATCTAACTGACTTGCTAAATGTTTTTTGATAAGCTATAAAAAAACTAGCATAATCATTTTCTAATTTTATATTTTCTATTCCTGATTTTACATACTCATAAGGCTCAATATACATTTGCCAATCAGTCATAGTGCATTGTGATACCAAGTAGTTTCTAGCATCGCTGCGAGTAGGAAAATGTAAATCTATAACAGCAATATTATTATTTTTGCATATTTCCGTAGTGGCATCTTCGCTGCGTAAATCTCCGACCAACACTTCAATATCATCCATATTTACGGACTTTATTGCTCTTTCTATGGTTTTTTCATTATTATGCGTTAGTATTTGACAGGTAATTTTTTTCATTATTTGCAGTATTTTAATAAATATCTAACTCTATGCTCCATAACCGTACTATACTAGTTGGTAATTGTAAGAATTGAGCGAAAGAATTGACGGTTTCTCTAATTAAGGAATAATAACTTGGCAGTAGAGTACTTAAAGAATTCTGAATTTGAAGCAATTATAAAAAGATTTCGTGCAGCAACAAGAACTAGGAAAAAAAAGAAGAAAGAATTTGAAGAGGCAAAAGCCAATCTTGCTAAAGCTTTTTTTCTTTTAAGTGAAAGATTATTTAAAGGATTTAAATTTCAATTAATTGATGTTGACGATGCCTTGCAAGAAGGGGTGATGATAGGATTTGAAAAATTACATCATTTTGACAGCAGCAAAGGTAAAGCGTTTAGTTTTTTTACACAGATTATATTAAACCATTTTAAACAATTGTTCAGAGGCGCCAAGGGATACAATGAACTAAAGTTAAAGTATCAAGAACATTTGAAATCTAAAGATAAAAATATAATAAGTAGAAATGTTAAAGGCAAGCAGAAGTATTATTACAAAGGCGACGGACTGTACAACCCACAAGACCATAATCCTAACGAAGAAGGATAAGAATGCCAAGAATAGATAAGAATTTGAACCAGATTGAAGTTCAGGAGTTAATTCAGAAGTTGATTGATAATGGTATGAAAGATTTTATAGACATGATGCTTCTTCAAGAGCATGCTGTCTATACCCGTAAGGGAAGAATCAATAAAAGCTCTTGCGTAAGAGAGATGTCTAAGCATTCTAAAAAGCCGTTTAGGTCCAAGGACTTGGAAGATATTTTTATGAAGTGTCAGGAAATCCTATTTAAAGACGTTATTGACACTTCAGAGTGATGGGGCCGGTAATCTTGTTGATTTCTATTTTTACTTTGGGAATTTGAATATTGTTCTTATTTAGATAATCTATGAAGGCATCGTAATCATAATGATCTTGTTTAAGTAGGTTATCTTTTGCGCTTAATGGCTGAATATTGTCAAGGGCATTGACTATTTTGGGATCAAATATACCGATATCTAAAAATGCTACAACCGGAAAAATATGGTCAACGTGCCATTTATCGTTTTTGACGTTTGGCCAGTTGGGATGATTGGTTATATGATCCACGAAATCTTGTCTAGTGTATCCTAAAATTTCAGCGGTTTTTCTACTGTCGCTATTCTTCATTTTATTAAAGAAGTGGCGAAATAGCTTGCGGTAACGGTTGATTATGGTTCTTTTGAGTTTTACGGATTCTCTATCCGGGTTCCAAGTCCAGTGATTTTCTCCTTTAGTTTTTTCACCGGCTCTTTTTAAACCACATTTTCTACAACGATAGCCTCGTTTAAAATCATTTAGTCTTATTTCGGCTTTATTGCCACAAGAACATAGGTATGGCATTTTAGTCTGGGAATTTTTATATTCCGTAGCTAATAGAGTGCAGCCGTTGTCTAAGAAAAATTGTTGGGCGTGCTCCAGAGTACATCTTTGTTTGCCGGATCCTTTTTCAGTCCCGCATTTTTTACACCTATGACCTTGTTGGAAATGTCCAAGTGTTATGGATGATTGGTTTCCGCAGGAGCAGATATAAGGCATGCTTTTTGTAGTATTAACATATTCGGTAGCGAGTAGTTTTCCGCCACCATCAGAAAATACTTTTTGTGCTTCTTCTAAAGTTCTTCTATTTGATGTCTCTCTTTTCTTTTGAGCACATTCTGAGCAACGCTGGCCTCTTAAGAAATTCCTCAATGTGATCTCAGATTCTTCGCCACATGTACATATGTACCACATATTCGTAGAGCTGTTTACATAGAAGTCAGCTAGTAAAGTACATCCTGCATCGCTGAATATTGATTGTACTTGTTCTAAATTGTATGTATTTCGTCTACCCATGTAGGTACTAATCGGCAATATACAAATAAAAAAAGAGTAATAAATATAAAAATTTATTACTCTTTTTCACAAAATTTGCTAAAGTTTTTGTTGCCGCATCATGAACATGGGCTACAGGTTCCAACTGGAATAAAACCTGGGCAATGAGATATGAATACGACGTTGCTGTATCTCATCGTCATTTCAATGTCTACGGTGTCGGATGATGCATAATCTACGTCACCAAAGTTGATGGATTCTGGCCACATATTACCTAATCTCCACTCCTGTAAAATTTGTCCGCACCCATCGTAAAGATAAATTATTGCGGTGCCTTGATAGTCAGATGCTCGGCTTCCCATCGTTCTGCTAGCGTTCGTGAAATTATAGATCGACGCAAGCCACGAAAACATGGGGAACATATCGCTTACAGCCGCGTCAATGTAAGTTACGCTAATTGGTTCCCAGCTCGCCTTACCTGAAATCCATGTCTTTTCATTTAGGTAATTAAGCTCCGTGGGTTCGATAGAAATATTGGGTAAGCCAGCAAGTCTAACAAATGACGGGGGAACAACTGCGCCACCTGGTGCAATGACCGACATTTCAAATCTAAACTTCCTCGCAATGATTACGTCTGGTGAACCAAGTCTACCGATGCCCATACCGGGCACGCCTAGTGCTGCCATATTTTACTCTCCTAATTTAAAAATTTTTAAAACTAAAAACTACCTGTTCTATTTACTGTGATGGTTGTGAAAATAAACTCTGCCGTTGGGGTTGGCTGAATTCCAATATTTGCACGTAACTCATGTCGGTCAATTACGTCAGGTGTGTTAAGCGTACTATCGCACTGCACGAAGAATTTGCTAATTCCTGACTGTAGCTGAATGTTTGTAAGAATTCCGGTTGCAATTATTGTAAATCTGGTCTCAAGTTTCGCGTCATGCTGTTCAAACAGTAGAACGCCCGCTTGCGCTTGTATTTGCTTCTTTGCGAAGAACAACATTCTGGTCGCGTTAATGCGGTTCAAGGCTGTTGGAAGTCGCTGTAGCGTCTTGTTTCCCCAGATAGCGAAGCCAACACCATTTCTGTTGATGATTGGATTAACCGCGTTCTGATTGCCATACATTGCGTTTCGTTCCGTTAGTGATGGGAATGAGAACACGTCTTCAATGGAATCAACTCGGCCTCTAGTTTCACCAGCAGCCGCGTCCCAAGGACCATTGCCGACGTTGTCCGAAAACGCAAAAGTGCCAAGTGCTGGACCTGATGGGGGAACCCATACGTCAACGCCATTACTTAAGTCTGCGTATTTGCACCAAGGATAAAACAATGCAGCAGACTTGCTGTCAAATCTGTCACCATTTAATGGGTGAGCGCCGTTTTGCCATTGGACGATTTCTGTTGGTGATAGACCGAATGGAGGATCAACAAAGGCCATGCAGTCATCTCTGCCCTCTGCAACAGCAATAAGAGCGGTCGCGATTGATGTTGATGTGTGGCCAGGAACTGCTAGAAGATCAACGTTAACCTGATCTGCATCAGAGAATAACTGTAGTCCTGTTCCGGCTCCCGCGTCCCCGATCAGTAGAAGGTCTTGATTTTCTGGATCAGCAGGAATACCGTCTGTGCCGCCTGATAGATCATATGTGCCTGGTAGTGGAAGCGCGGCGACAGCCGTATTGTCCGTGACCGTAACATAATTACTAACCTGAGGAAGGTATGTGCCGATATAGAAATCACTTGTTGAATCTTTTGTTAGATTGCCGTAAGATTCAACTTGATTTCCGTTAGTATAAACTGTAAACGAGAAAGTTCCGTCACCGTTAGCGTTGTTCGCAATGGTAACGGATGTTAGGTTGCCCTCAATACCTGGCGAGTCAGCCTGTAGCGTGAAAGTTACATCACCGCTGGAGTTTGAGCTACCAGTGACGATACCATCAGTATAAGTGTTGTTATCTGTGGATGTTCCGCTTGGGCTGGTTCCATAAGCAGTTGTGTTAGAAAAACCAAAAATTGTATCGGTTGTGCTAGCAGATTTGACGAGAATAGCAGCATCTCTACCAGAATGATTAGTAGTTAGCTTTAAGCTGTTGCTTACGGCACTTGCTGTAAAGCCGCCTGGGATATCTCCGTTGGTTATTGCGTCATTAATAAGCGTAACTATATCAGTAAGAGCGTTGTCCATTCCTTCAATGGAAGAGAAATCAATTACTTGAACAATGCCGTCAATAGCAGTGCTGTCTGTTCCGTCAACTACAACCAGTAGATTAAGACCCGTTAATCCTGTAAAATCATAATCCCCATCAGTTGTGTAAACATTGTTTGGGTATTTTGTTGCGGTACCAGTAAGTGACGCTGCTGTCATTAGGGTTCCCAGTCCGGTAACCGATGCTGGACCATACATTGAATTCTTAATAGAAACTAACTCTAGTGATGCTCCTATCCCATAAGAGAAAGTCGTTTGAACTGAAATTTTATTTGAGCCATTGACATAAAATTCAATTCCGTCTTGTGGAACTAGTTGTGAATTAAGGCTAAGCATTAGCTCACTTACATTATAAGTTCCGGCTAGAGCAACTATGGTTTTAGAAGCCAGAATACCGTTTAAGCGCCATCTGAAAAATGAATCTACTGCGAAAACGTATGAACCAGCAGTGTTAGACTGAATTTGGACTTGGCCACCGGCCGCGTCAACGCTTACGCCAGCTAGTTGTGCTGATTCACCCGATACTGAGTTGTTATCTGCAACTCTGACTAATATTACCGAGCTTGCGTTTTGCAAAACTATCTCGGCAGCATAAATCATGTGTGGGTCGCCAGACGCTGGGTAAGGATGACCAAACTTTGTGTATAAGTCAGCCCGCGAAGTCACAACTGTAGGCCGATTAATCGGACCCTTGGATGCGAAGCCTACCAACCCAATGTTATGAGGATTAGTGGTTGGCGGGAGTAAAGAATTATCAACTTCCCGCACGATAACTTGCGGACTGATTGTGTTGCTATCTGGAAATCCTGTTTGAGCCATGTGTATATTATCTCCAACTCAATAAATGTGCTATAGAGTATGTAGTTTTGAGCTATTTAATTTGTTGAAGATTAACTTGATGTGGGATAAAGGTATTTAGAGGATTTGTGCTATGAAATTCTAAACATGCCTGATCTTAATTAATTTTTTGGCCTCAAGCTGCTTGATGTGATCCGTCATTTTTTCGTCTGGAATAGTAATAACGTTTAATCCACCACCTATGCCGGGGATGTTAAGTGATTTAAAGGCCCTAGTAGTATTAACACACGCCTGTTGCTTTTTATTATAACTTCCTTGAGTAGATTTAACTAAAATTTGAATTGGCCCTTTGGTTTTATTGGTGATTTCTAGCAATTTTTTAGCTCCTCTACTGATTTAATGTCTGTTGAAATTACTGCCTTAATGTCGTTTGGATCTACGGCATCTACCATGTCTACTACCGTTTTAAGAACTGCCTTCTTGCGAATAATAGGTTGCGGTAGGTATGTTTCTGCCATAAGTGAAAACTGGTATTTAATTGTACGAAACTCTGTATCTCCCACGTCTACGTTTAAGTTATTACTTATACTAGTCATGGTAACCGGGATTTCCCAATGTACGCCAGACACCTTAATATAAGTCATTTTAGGAATTATTAGTTTAATTTGTGTTAAAATTTGCATCATATCAGCGATATACGTGGTCCAAGCAGTTAATGTATACCCGATGTTAAGAGGAATACCTCTAGAAAAACTTAAAACTGTGTCTCGCTCAAACTGCTCATTAACAGTAGACCCTGGTTTGCCGTCTGGCCTAGGAAATGACCTAGTAACTTCTTCATAAGTATATCTTTTTTCATCAAAGGTATACTCTGATGCATAAATTGACATGATAGGCAAAGGTATTCTATCGGCAATTAGAGAATTATCTTTTCTTACACTTGCTTGCAGAATTGCCGCCACTGCCTTTTCTTGCGTTCCCCAAATTATCGGCACCGTATGATCTTTGCCTTCTACATCTAAAACTATAATACTGGAGAATAAATCCTTCATTGCCATATCTGTACCGCGTAATGATTGAGGATAGCGATTAATCACACCACGGTCAGGGTCACTTGTATCGTTGATAATTTTACCAGACTGCATTGGCGAGCAATTTGCTCTTTTGCCTAATGAATCATCTTCAGTTGAATCTAAGAATGGAACGTTATTTAGATTTGGTCTGTTTAAAGGATCAGCAGGACTACATTTATTACGAAGCGGATCAGTTATAAATGATGGGATATCTGAAGGAAATTGACAAGGATTATCAGGCATAATGTATTTACTGCTATTTGACGATAATATAGTGCTATGATACTCAATACTTCGTGCGAAAAAGCATTTCCTATTTTTAAAGATAAAGCAGTGCAGTGCGTGATTACATCACCGCCATATTGCACAGGTAAAAAATATGAGGTCAAACAAACTTTAGATGAGTACCTTTCTTTTTATCCTCCGATAATAAAGCAGCTTAAAAGGATATTACATGAAACTGGAAGTATATTTTGGCAAGTCGGGAACTTTGTAGAAAATGGCGAGATATTCCCTTTAGATATTTATTTTTATAATATGTTTAAAGCAGAAGGTTTTCAGCTAAGAAATAGAATCATCTGGCATTTTGGACACGGATTGCACTGCAAACATAGGTTTAGTGGTAGATACGAAACCATTTTGTTTTTTACTAAGTCAGATAATTACATTTTTAATTTGGACTCAGTAAGGATTCCGTCTAAGTATCCTAATAAAAAGCACTATAAGGGAGAAAAAAAGGGTCAACTATCAGGAAATCCCCTTGGTAAAAATCCATCTGATGTCTGGAGTATTTGTAACGTGAAGCATAATCATCCAGAAAAGACAATTCATCCCTGTAGCTTCCCAATGGAATTATGCCGTAGGTGTATTTTAGTCAGCACAAACCCAGGCGACATTGTTTTAGATCCATTTTGTGGCACCGGAGCAGCATGTATGGCCGCTAAAGGTCTTTATAGGGAATATTATGGTATTGATACTTGTGAAGAATATTGCACAGTAGCAAAAGAAAGATTGGGCGAAACATGTTAGTAAGAATTGGAAATGAAAGAGTTTCTTTGATCAACGATATTAAATTACACGTTAATCAAGTTAGATTAGCGCGCATGGTAGACGCCGCGGTATCCGCAAGAAAACCACTTTATATCGACAATGTTGAACTAAGTGAATATGAACTTAAAATTATGCAGTGTGAATGGAAGGAAATAAATGAAACCACAAAAATTAATTAAGGCAACATCTTCAAAAAAGAAGGACTACGTATTTGTTTCGCCACCTTTAGCCGAGGAAAAGGAAAAAGTTAAAGTTCCTCTAGTGTTATTGCCAGTTAAAGAAAAGGAAGAAAAATAAGCTACCTTAGAGTTATTGTTTGCTTTTGTTTTCTAGATGCTGACGATACCGCTCCTTTAACTCTGTATAGCTCTCATTTTTCTGCTTTCTTCTTACCTGACACAACTGGCAAAGCGCGATATGCGCTATAAATGAATAAGCAAAGAATGGCGTAGCTTTTCCTCTTAGAGATTTAGATTCATAATACTCTATTTTTTCCATGCATACATTAATAATTTTTTCATAATCATCTCGGCCAATGATCATTCTCTTATATTCCACCATGGATTCTGCTATTTCTTTTATGGCTTTTCTAAGGTTAGTATCATCATCTTTGTTGAAGTATGCTTTTATGTAATTTTTAAGCTGCCGCTCGGTTGGTGATCTTTTCATATTTATTTCCTGATATAAAGGTTTTGGGTTGTCTCAAGACATTGTTTTCTATTCACTATTCTGCTAATGCCGCTACGATCCATCCCGGTAATTTTTGCTATTTTTCTTGCCGAATTGCCTTCATTCCATAAATTGATTACCTGTATAATATTATCTTTTGTAAATTTTCTTTTTGTTTTTAACTTACTATTAGGGTTATTGTTCTTACTACGAACAATCCGATGAATCGTTGTTCTACTAATAGAAAACTTTTGAGCCAGATCCTTGCATAGCATAGATTTTTTATTATATGCGTCAACAATAAAAGCAATTTGCTCTTGTTTTAAAGTAATGGGATCGTACTTATCTTTATTTATGACCCCAGCATTTTCTATGCTTAGCTTACGGCTGAAACATTGAATTTTGCAGATAAATGGATGGATTCCAGAAATAAATGCCAAGTAATCTTTTTGTGATATGTTGAGTGTTGGGTGGCCTAATTTATCTATGTGTATCGTAAAAGTTAAATTTAAGGATGATTTCAATTTTTCCGATAGAAATTTTACCTCGGAAACCTGAAAGCCATTGGTTGATATTCTAATCGCTTTTTTCCTTGGATTATTCGTTCCATCATCCATATACCAGTAAGATAAAACTTCCCAGTTCATCGGAATATCAGCGGGTACTATTTTTATTCTGCGACCCTGTTTATTATAAGCGTAATTTCCATCTGAATTTCGTAAGTACCATTTTTTCTCTAATTTAGTAAATTCTTCGTGGCATTTAGTTCTAAATCGCACAGAATAGAATGATTTGCTATAGTCTTTTCCTATTATTCCTAATCCAGGTTTATTTAAAACGCCCGGTACAGTTTCGTAGGACAGTTTACCATTAAAATCAGAAAAAGCAAGCTGTGCGTTCAAAACATATTCTTCGTGTTGTATACATTGTTTAAAGCTAAAATGAGAGTTCCATTTTGAATTTAGGACTTTTTCTAACATTCCATCGCCTAACATATGTCCAGTAATTCTATTAAGCTGCGATTCGGTTAATTTACTGTCCATATATATTTATCGGTTAAATATAGACAAATACTTACTAAATAGTTTATATTCTTATTAGGAAATTACGATGACGTTAGTGAGTCCTTTCCAAGGCCAAATTGCTCTTATGCAAACTGCTTTGAATTATCAAGCAGGCAGCAACCTTACCTGCCATTTGTTTACTAACAATCATACTGTTGCAGATGCAGATACACTGGCGTCTTATACGGAAAGCAGTGCAGCCGGATACAGCCAAATTACGTTGACAGGCACGTCCTGGACAATTTCGAATATCAGCGGGACCGTTACGGCGACTTATCCAGCCGTTACATTTAGTTATAGCGCAGGGGAAACCGCTTACGGATATTACATCCTTCAAGACGTCATTCCTGTAATATCAGAGAACTTCTCTAGTAGCTTTGTAATACCGTCGGGCGGCGGAGCCATAGTTGTTGGTCCACGTATAACTTCAGCAGACCACTGCTAATTTTTAATTATTAAAAAAGCAAAAATATATTAGCATAATTACTTGGACTGCCCAAAATCCTACTGCTATCGATGTCATGATTATATCAGACCGGTCAAGCTTCATATTAACTATATCGTCATTTCGTAAGAATATCTTAAACTTGTTTGCCGCATTCTATATTGGGAAGCGGGTCTGTAAAAGAACACCTGCCGGCCCGACGTTCGGCATCAACAACTTGTTCCTCTAGATATGCGGTTGCAATGGCTAGCGCATTAGATGGTGTGCATAGATCGTACTCATTCCAATTTCTGTTAAACGTATCGACATACATAATTAACCCTGCATCGTTGACGATTCTTACTTTTTTAATTGCCACTTTGTCTAGAACTCCAACTCTGGCCTGCCGGCAATCGTAAACAACAGAGCCAACCATGTATTTGGCGAAGTATCCATAGAAAACATCTATGTCAGCACACCCACCGAAAATTAATCCACCAGTTCCATTAACTAATCTAAGAACGATTAGAATACACTCGCATGTCATATCGCAAAAAGCATTACGGACAATTTGTCCAGATGAATGAATATTAGATGCACAAATTATGCTACATTGGTCTAATTCGCCTTCTTTACCTGATGCAGATAAGCCACAAGTACATGTAACATGACAAGTTGCCATATGTTGAACATTAAAAGATATTGCAACAGCGGACGAGCAAGGCAAAACAAGAGCAATCTTATGGTCAACGTGACCTGTCGCATTGAATGAACAAACATTCGTAAATGTTGCGGTTTCAACCAAGGGAAGAAATTGTTGTAAAGTGATTTGGCCCGATGGAACGAACGATCCTAACCCTAAGCCAAACAATACGCTGTTAGTTGTAGTGTCATAAATTCCCTGAGTCTCAATTATTTCACCATATGTAAATGTGCTGTTGTAGCTGTAATAAAAGGATTCAGTTGACCATGTTGTACCTCCGTCATTTGAATAGCTAAATGCCGGCTGTTGTGCACCAAATCTCCCAAAAAACATCAGTCGGCCAGTAGGCGTAATAATTAATGATGCTTCGCTTGGTAACGGAACATGAGTATTATTAAAGATTTGAATGGGCGACGACCATGTTGCTCCATTGTCAGTTGACACGGTTGTCCAGTAGCCCTTGTCTGCCGTAGTTAACGAATCGCCTCTAAGAACGCCGAAGATATTTCCATTAGCCTTCTGAACGAAAGCCATGAATCCAAATCTTTTGCCACTAGCAGAAGTAACAATATGTTCATTCCCCCAGGTGGCTCCGTTATCCGAGCTGGTAACGACAGTAATTGCATCGTTAAGAGCTGTTAGGCCGATCAATAGATTGCCGTTTTGCAGCCTTAATGCCGGACCACATGGTGCGGCATCAGCAAATACACCACTAGTTATAGTAGCTAGAGCTGACCATGTTATAGAAAGATCATTATTGACAATGCCCTTAACGATCTTTGCGGTGTTATTGGAACCAGAATTTAACTGATCCACATATGAAACAAGAATGGTGCCATCAGTTAAGACCGCCACTCTGCCGTAGTCAAAGCTACGGCCGGTTGTAGGCGTTAAAATTGTGGTGGCTGCTGACCACGTTAGACCATTGTCTGACGACGTTCTAAATACTAGATTTGCACTAATTCCAGTGCCGTCACCGATATGATAGGTGCAAAGTAATCGCCCATCTAATAGTCGGCCCAGGCCAGCGCCATAATTATTCGCTCCGTCATTAACAGCATCTGATGTATATCCGAATCTAATTTCTGGCCTGATACTAAAGATATCATTAAGATAATTTTGTATATAGACGTTTAAGTTGCGAACATCAGCCCCAGTCATACCCCTTCCAATGGATATCGCCGATACAGTAGATGTTGTTACGGAACTAGCCGAAGCCCCGGAACCCACTGTGCGGAATACTTCTGATGGCATTGATGCTGCGCCAGTGCTATGTAGAAGTGGTATGCCCGCATAATAGCCATAAACACTATTGCTAGCTACTCTAGTTGCTCCGAAAAGTCCTGTTTTTGTTACTAATCCAGTTGGCTCTAATGATGATGTTGAACTATCGCCAGCATTACAAGCCCATTGATACCTCGGCCCAGGAGTGTATACTTGGATATAATTTTTATCATCTAATGATGTGCCTAGAAGAAGCCCGTTATCACCACCGGGGGCCGTGGCACGCCATGCAAAAACTGACGCGCTGTTTAAGGCAAAATTTGGCGTGCCTACGGTTGGATTAAATGTTGTATTAATATATGAGCTATTTGTACCACTGCCAACGTATCCTGAATTAGTAGTGAACGTCAAACTTCCTACAACGCTTGAATTGAAAGAACTTTGTATTAGGTTTGTCAAAGCAGTTGCCGTATCTGCGGCGGCGTAGATATTTAAAATATCTATTTTAGACCAAACACCATCGGCATATAGTCCATCTATAAGTGTACTATATGCTGCTGCACGATTGGTATCTGGATAAGTGGCAAGACGATTAAGAAATTGTAAAGATTGCGGGGATGGTAAAGTAGCACTAATGCTAAGAGGAATAAATTGTTGGAACACAATTTGAGCCGCATTAAAATCGCCAACGGCTATAGCATACATCAGGGTCTGCGTAGATGCGTCGTAAAATCCTTGAGAATATACGTAAGACCCAGTGAAAAATTGCCCTATTGTATAAATGGTGATTGGAGTGGACCATGTAATTCCACCGTCGTGAGAATAGACATACCCGACTGATGTATTTGGCGTATTTGAAACACTCGCAAAACGACTTACAAAAAACAAGTCGCCATTTGGCTCTCTTAATAATGCCGGCCTAGCTGGCTCTGGGGCGATAGTATTATTGAAAATTTGAACTGGTATTGCCCAGGTGGCTCCATTATCTTTAGATGATGTCCTCCAGTATCCCTTACGAGATGGAGTACCTCCGTTATCATTGCGAATAATTCCGTAAATTATACCATTTGAAAATTGTATAAAATTTGATTCACTCCAGTCATCACCAGTTCCGTTCGATGTAATCTGAACATCGCCACCCCATGTTAGTCCATCGTCAGCGCTGAAGGCTACATATGTTCCAGTAGACCCGGTAAACACATAGTAGGGGCACATCAGAGTTCCATTTGCTAGTTGCAAAATTACTGATGTTGTATCTTTGTTAGTCCCTGAGCTAATAGCAATTCTAGATCCCCAGGTAATGGATAGATCGCCGTGAACCGTGCCTCGTATGACGTATGGAGTAGCCGTAGCTCCACTATTTGGCTGATCATTAAATGTCAGCAAAACTGTTTTAGCCGTACTAACCATGACTTCTATATCAATTAATGTTCTGCCGGATGCCGGTGTCATGATCGTTATTGGCCCAGACCATGTTACTCCGTTATCTGACGAAGTACGATATGCGACATATGCGTCCAGCCCGCCAGATCCGCCAGTTGAATAAGCCATGAACAATCTGTTATCAGGAGCGGCTAAGCGGCACATACCAGGGGATTCATTGTTAGCTCCGTCATTAATAATGTCAGAACTAAATCCACGCTGAGGTATCGTACCGCAACCGATAATATCTGCCATATAATTGTTAACAGCAGAATACAGATTTCTCCAATCTGCACCAGTTAAGCTACTACCGCAACCAGCAACAGATACCTGACTGCTAGTACCGGCACCATTATCCGATAGAATTTTTACGGTTTGACCGGAAGTAAAACCAGTATTTGTTCCCGTAAACTGATTTGAGGCTACTCCATTTAAGTAAGCGTGACCATGCGTTGAGTCCTCAAGGTTTACTCCAAATAAACCTATATTAGACGCCATGTTAAATGTGCCGGTATTATCGGCGACATTCGCTATTCCATAATTAAATCTATGACTTGAGGTTGGGGTGCCAATGTAGGTGTTGCTTGGGGGGATGCCTATTAATCCACCGTTATCGCTAACCGGGATTGTATTTTTCCAAACAAATAATGATGCACTACTTGTTTTGAAATTAGGCGAGCCAACTGTAGGATCAAAATTAGAATTAATGTAATCAACTGGAGTTGTCGCTGAGTTTGTGCCAGTATAACCAGCATCGGTAGCAAATGTAGGTGACCCTACTTTAGTTGCTCCGTAAGAGTTTTGAACTAAATTCGTTAATGCGGTAGCTTCGTCTGCGGCAGAAAATACATAAAGAGCATCTAATTTTTGCCATACACCAGCATAGTACAAAGCGTCTATTAACTTTGCGTAAGCAGTTGAGCGCGGCAAATTTGGCTGTGTTGCCAGTCGGACAAGAAATTGATTAACTTGAGGCGATGTCATGTTTTATTATTTAAACTTTTTATATACCTCTTTATAAATTACCGTAGACTGCGGATCAGGCTCTACAGTAGTATTTAGTATGCGATTCAATCTATCTAAAGGAACTTTAATTGTTGGAATTCTACTTATTTCGTTTGAAGTGACAGTAATTTTTTTATCTAAGATATAATGTATATTATCGCCAAGATATTCGGTAATTAAATGCTTTACTGGTCCAGTTCCCTTGATATAAACTGTTTCTCCGATGTGGAACCGTACGTAAACCAAATGATGGGCTATATTTTCATGAAGACGCAAAACACAGAAGCAGCTAATATTAAGCGATGCTCTGTACACTATTTTTGCGGAAACTTCTATGAACGAAGATTCTGATAAATGGCAAGTACTTTTACTTATGTTTCTACCGGAAGAACTAAAATTAGACAAGCATATAATATGATTAGTGCCTATGTGTGACACTTTTGAAGATGTTGTGATATTAGAATTACATAATACCCTACATGTATCATTATTTGCATTTTTTCCTAATGCCACAATGTTGGAATTACAATTTATACTATTTGCCGCAACATGAGCCACGCCTGAAGATGTCGCGATATTAGAATTACACAACAATCTACATGTATCATTATTTGTATTTTTACCCGATGCATTGATATTAGAGATACAAACTATATGGTCAGTGCCTATGTGTGATACTCTTGAAGATGACGCGATAATTGAGGAACAAGGTATATTGGATGTTAAGCCGCGCAATATTCTGCTATTTCCGCTAATATTAGAAGTACATATAGCATTAGTTGAATCTAGATGAGCTACTTTTGCATTAGCGATTATTGTAGAGTCACACCGTACATTAAGGCTAACTATGTAAACAACTTTTGTAGATAGAGTTATGTTAGAGCTGCAAACTATGTGGCAAGTTGCATTATGCACAACGGCACAAGATGATGTAACATTAGAAGCGCTTATTTCATTTGTGGTCGTAATGCACGTTAGTTTAGCACTAGCATTAATATTAGATGAACAGACTAAGTTGGTGTTTCCAGCTTGAAGTAAGCCATTCTTAAAGAAAAATTGATAACGGTAACCTAACATTATTCTGTACCTACAATCAATCCTCTATCTCCAGCCACAGGGGCAGTAGGTAGAGAAATATTAGTTGCAAAGGCTCCTCCTCCTGTATAGGAATTTAGTTTAATAGAAATGCCTTTTAGCGATCCTGTTGTAAATGCGAGTACTGATTTATTCCAGAACCCAGATGTTTCAGTTCTATTTGTGTTAACGGTATTTGTTGTGCTGCCAGCCGTGACAATAAATTCTGTAAATGCTCCGTCATCTCCTTGTGCGTTTCCGAATTGAAATTCTTTCACAACCCAAGATGGACTAGCGTTACTGTTATTAATTTGCGTTAAATATACTGTTCCTGGTGTTAGTGCAGTTGGATTTGTTAAGGCATAAGTCCATAAGCCGGTTGCTAGCGTTCCCCCAGCCGCCATTTGTTGTGACATAGTTGCCGATGGAGATACTAGTGAATTAACCGTAAATTGATTTCTGGTAAAATCATACGCTCTAATTCCCCCGTCATTTTGTAGTTCGTATAGGTAAATGCTAGTTGGGCCTGCCGTTACGATGTTTCCGCTACTGTCAGTAAGCATTTGCCTGAATACAATCTGATTGGCTGTTTGCCTAACATCAACTCCCTTAAGATTGGTATTCGTAGGATTCGGGGTAATTCCAAATTGAGCATAATTACTTAATCTTTTATTTTCTTCATTCAACGTCTTCTGGTAGCCAGACAATGAATCTAGGTAAACCTGCTGAATCTCTTGTGCAGATAAAGCCCTATTCCAGATTCTTACGTCATCTACGCTTGCCTGTATAACATTGCCACCAGTTTCAAATCCGATATTAAATGCTGAGTAGACAGGTACAACAGTTGTTTGATCTGTAACTGGTGTTGCCGCAGACTTGCCGTTGTAATAAAGTAACAGTTTATTGGTTGCTCTATCTCTTACAAATACCACTTGCTGCCATTGTCCTGTTATTATATTAGGTGCCGCAGATTGAACTGACGGATTTTGTGTGCCGTCATATAGTGACGCTCTCCATTTATTGTTATTAAGCGATGATATGGTGGCCCAGTAATCACTTAATGCAGCCACATTTGACGCAATTAGAATCATATTGTTAGCTATAGCAATAGGATTCACCCAGACAGACATAGTGAAGGAGTTTGATAGGCCAGTATTTATCGTACTAGTGATATAGCCAGCAGCACTACCCAGCCTCATTCTTCCAAAGCCACCTTGTCTAGTGTTAGATCTGAACCCATCATCTATCCTAGACATATTAGTAAATGTGCCATGCTTATTATTGCCTGATATGTCAAACCAATTAATGCTACCTGCTCTACTTGGTGTGCAAAGGTACCATGCTAGTAAGCCTTTATTAAGGGGGTTTCTTTGATTAATTAATTGTGTCTGACGTAGATTGTTTCTAATAGAAGTTTGGCTTGTGTTAGGTCCGTTTGTATATTTAACAATTTCCGATATAGCGACACCGAAATTAAGAGGATCTGTTATTCGTCGGTTTAATGTTTTTTGGTAGCCAGATAGGGCGTCTAAGTACACCTGCTGAATTTCTTGAGCAACGAGGGGGCGATTCCAGATTCTTACGTCATCAATGTAGCCGTTGAAGAAATTGCCTCCAGTAGGGTTCACTCCATTGCCGCCTTCTCCTATGAAAAAGTTATCCGCCTCTCCAGTAATCACTCCTGGCTGTACATTAAGTGGCGTTGATGCGAGTACCCCATCAATGAATAAGCTAAGTTTGGCTCCATCCATAACAGTAACGGCGTTGTGCCATTTATTATCATTAACGGTATTTTGACTAGTTACATCGGTATAGTTTGAGCCTGCTGTAGAAAAAATTTCAGCAGTTAACTTTTGAGATGTGCCTTTCCCGCCGACGACACCAATAATCAAGCGAAATTTATCAACAGTTGCTCCATTAGAATCTGTAATAAACATATTATTTCCATTTGTTTTAAACCATACAGAAATTGTATAAATTCCTATGTTAAAACTTTGAGAAAATGGCACCGTTACATAACTGGTAAAGTTAGAATTAAATAACATAGATCCAAAGCCACCTTGTCGTATGTTAGGTCTGAATCCTGCATTGACTAAACCTGCTCCGGCTGATACTAGTGTTCCATGATTTTTTCCGGCGATGTCTTGCCATAGGGGTCCAGACATTCTGCTCGGCACACAAAGCCACCAGCTCACTAGCCCCTTATTAAGAGTACTTCGTGGATTTACTAATTGTGTTTGCTTTAAGTTATTTTTTATGGTCGGTTGGCTGGTGTTTGGGCCGTTAGGGTAATTGACAATGTTAACTGATCCATTCCAGATTCGCTTTGTTGTGCGATTGATTAAGTTTGGATAGCCCTGCTGGCTGTTTTGATACATTTGATTAATTTCATTAGCATTTAATGCACGATTATAAACACGAACATCGTCAACGTATCCAGGAAACCAGGCGTTACTTGCCCCATAGATACCTATGTTAAATGGCGTTCCCACTGCTGGCGATGGACTACCAGTAGTACTGGATTTAACTGGCGTCTTTCCGTCTACGGAAATAAAGGTATTGCCACCGTCAAATCCAGCGGCAATAAAATGCCATCCGTTATTTAATCCAGAACTACCCCATGTGATGTTAGCCGGCGTAAGCCCATAGCAAAAGAATTGCGGTGCCAGGCTTTGACTGCCGAAGTAAATCATATAGCCATTTGTACCAGCTACTACTTTGCTGAATGGCACTAAGTTTGCTCCAGTTCCAGTAAGGTTACACCAGCAACTAATTGTGAATGGTCCAGCTAAATCTAGGTTTGGCTTTGCCCCCACCGAAACGCTTCCAGCGATACCATCCAGTAACATTGAGCCGAATCCGCCCTTACGGCTACTACCACGAAATCCATTTGTGGCTTGTGGCATTGTAGTAAGGGTTCCGTGATTACTTCCTATTAAGTCATACCATTTCACGCTCCCCGACCTGCTAGGCAACACTAACCACCAGCTAATTAATCCATTGGCAAGAGAATGCTTGCGATTGACTGGGTTTGGGAAGTCAATATTATTATTAGATATGGAGAATAACTGTGAGCTAATTAGGGGCATACTTTATTTAATGTTTATATCAATAATTGCCGAACATATATATTTTTGTATTTATCGTTGTTTCAAATTTACCTTTATAGTTACTAAATAGTTTAGAACATAGTCTTATAGGAATGATATTTAATGGCTACTAATAGTACACCACAGATTGCTTATATTTCAACAATTCAAGCTTTAACCGGCATTGCTGGTTCAAGCGCAATTACAGCCACATTGGTCAACGCGACTGCTGCCTGGGAAATTAGAGTACCGTTTCAGGGAGTTCAGGCATCAAACGTTTCTGCTGGACCAGAACTATGGGTCTACGAAGCGGTTGCGGGCGCGTCAGGTGCGGCACCTTTGTGGACGACTTTGCCACTTGTGTTCCCGATTCCCTTCCGAAGCTCAGGGAACGACACTCAAATTATTCGTTTGGACACTGGCTTATACCTCTTCGCCTTGTGTAGTGGTGGCCCAAACACCAGCAGTTGCGGTTGCTTGACTGCCCAAGTCATTACCGGCGTGCTTAACCAGTAAGTTATTTATTATAAATTCATCAAAAAGCCCACAAATTGTGGGCTTTTTGCATTTATGCATACTTTTCAATATTTTACTCATGTTATTCTGCTGTTTGCCGATAAGTACTGTTACAATATGTAAAAGCAATTAGTATTTTAAAACAGAAAGAAAATCATGCCATTTAAAGACCCAGATAAACGTAAAGAATACAACCGATTATACGAACTTAAGAATAAAGAAAAGCAAAACGAATACAGAAAAAATTGGGGAGCCGCTAAAAGAAGGGCAGAAGGGAAACAGCAAAATGGCCTAAAGTCTTTAGCCGACTTTCCAGAAGTTGTGGCTAAATATTGGCATCCATTTAAGAATGGCACAAATAAACCAGAAGACTTTACGTCAGGCACTAGAACTAAAGTATGGTGTCAATGTAAAGAAGGGAAGTGGCCAGATGGCACTCCTGCCGACGATCACGTATTTGACATGGAAGTACAAAAACTAACATCTGGATACGGTTGTCCATATTGCTGTGGTAAACGAGTTTGTAAATCTAACTCTTTTGGGGAATGTTGTCCAGAAGCAGCAGTATTTTTTGATGTTAATAAGAATGAAGGTAAAACACCATTTGATTTTACATATGGTTCAGGTCAAAAAATACATTGTAAGTGTAATGCTGGAACTTGGCCAGACGGATCATATGCAGATGATCATGAATGGATAAGTACTCCATGCGATTTAAGAGCCGGATATTGGTGTCCTTGTTGTACGGGTAATAAAATAGTTTTGTCAAATTGTTTGGCAACTACGCATCCCGAAGTATCAAAAATGTTACATCCTACACTTAATGGAAATACGTCTGCTAAAGACATAACAAATGGTTCAGATAAGTTAATATGGTGGAAATGTCCTGATAAAGACCATGCTTGGGAAGCCACAATTAATTCTGTAGTACAAGGACATGGTTGCGGGATATGTGGTGGTAAAAAAGTAGATAATACAAATTCGCTCGCAGCACTATATCCAGACGTAGCTAAAGAATGGCATCCTATTTTAAATGGAGACAGTAAACCAGAACATTTTACTTATGCTAGTGGCAAAAAGGCTTGGTGGGCATGTCCAAAAGACAAATGTGGATATGAATGGAGTGCTCAAATAGACAGGAGAACAAGGAGAGGAGACGGTTGTCCTAAGTGCAATCAGTCGCATGGTGAAAAGGCCGTTGCCAAGCACTTAGATTTTCTAAAAATTAAATATGAAGTGGGATATAGAATTAAAGAATGTAAACTTATTAAATGCCTTCCATTTGATTTTTATTTACCTGATTTCAATATCTTAATTGAATACCATGGAAGACAACATTATGAACCATCGGCCTTCGGATCTAAACAAGAAAATGCGGCGGAATTAATGTTTGAAGCGGGCCAAAAAAGAGACGAAGCTAAAGAAAAATACTGTCGGGATAACAAAATTCCACTACTGATAATCCCATTTTGGGAATTTAATATTATCCCTAATGTAATCGATAACTTCCTAAAATCCAAAAATTAATCCAGTATCGTTTCTAGACGGAGCAACTGGCAAAGCCGAACTTACCGTAAATGTGCCATTGCTAAAGGCAGAAACATGAGCAGACAACCCTTTACACGCTCCCGAAGTAAACCCTATAACCGATCCTACCCAGAAAGATGTAGCATCAGTTCTGTTGGTCGTTATTGACGTTGTGCTACTCCCTAGCCCCACTACAAACTCTGTAAATGCACCATCATCACCTTGTGCATTTCCAAACTGAAATTCTCTAGTCTGTGGAATACCCCCAGTAACGGAATTAGATACTTGGCTGATATAGATTGATCCAACCGTAAATGCCGAAAGCTGATTGATAGCATAGGTCCAAATTCCAGTAGCCGTCGTTGCATTATTAATGGTCTGATGCTTCATATTATCTGTGGATTTAACAGGGGTTCCGACAATAAAGGCATTTGTACTAAAATCATAATTTCTTAAAGATCCATCGCTTTGTAGCTCAAATATAGAAATTGTAGTTGTGCCTGAAGAAGCTGGATTCCCACTGTCTATAAAAAAGTTACGGAATATAATTGCTTTGCTTGTTTGTCTAACGTCAATCCCCTTAACTCCAGAGTTAGATGAAATATAAAAGGGAAAATTTCTTTTTTCCACAACACGGTTTAATGTCTTCTGATAGCCAAGCAAAGAATCAAGATAAATCTGCTTAATTTCTTGTGCAGTTAATGGACGATTCCATATTCTTGCGTCATCTACTAAGCCATTAAAAAAGTTAGATGCAGTGCCGCTAGCATTCGCGCCAATGCGTATCGGTAGACCTGCTGCTGTCGGATCTACCGATTGCGGAGTTGATGCTATTTGGTTCCCATTTACATAGAGGTATAGATTGAGTCCATCCCATACCATACCGATATGCGCCCATTTACCTACTGCCCATCCATCGGGAAACTGTGTGTGGTTAGCCGATCCGGTATTATTCAATTCTACTTGCCACCGTGAAGCATTAGAAATAATGCCGAAACAATTTATGTCATTCCAGATATTTCCCTTAGCAAATACTACGCCTCCTGTTGTCGATAGTGGTTTAGCCCATATTGATAAAGATCCAACGTGCGTAAGGTTAAGCGATGCTTTATCTGCTATTTCAACGTATGTCGCACTGCCGTCTAGTTGAATATACCCAAATCCGCCCTGTCTCATATTGGATTTAAATCCAGTTGTAGCTTGCGCCACTCCAGAGAGCGTTCCGTGGTTCTGGTTAAGTAGGTCAAGCCACTTTGGCCCACCTATTTTGTTGGGTAAACATAACCACCATGCTATTAGTCCTTTGTTTAGCGGATTACGTTGATTTATTAACTGTGTTTGGCGTAAATTATTTATAATGCTTGGCTGGCTAGTGTTAGGGCCGTTAGGATAGTTAACAATGTTGTTGTTTCCGATATTGATTTTCTTAGTTGTGCGATTAATTAGATTAGGATAACCCTGTATTGAATTCTGATAGACTTGACTTATTTCCCTCGCCATCAACGCACGGTTATAGATGCGACAATCGTCTAATTGTCCACCGAAATTCCTGAGGTTTGAATTTCTGCCGAATGCTCCAGCCGTTTGTAGCGTTACATTTTTTCCAGCATAACTAAATATGCCACTGTCGCTTTTGCCATTCAGGTAATAGATTACATTTAATCCAGCGTCCATTGTTACAGCAACGTGGTACCAGATACCTACCGTTATTGCCGTTCTGCTAATGCCAACTGGATTGTAATCGCCTGATCGGCCCAGTGAAATAAAAGCTGAATTGCTGCCACCGCCGCCGTTATTCCCAAACTCCATTCCCGCGTCACCGATACTATCTGCCGCGCAAAACCACGATTGTATTGTTGCCTCAGGAACTACCGAACGCTTAACCCAACAGCATAGCGTATAGATAGACAATGCTGGAAATGTAACATTTATTGCGTCATCTACGCCGTCAAACTGAACGGCACCGAATGCACCGCGGCGAGTAGAGCCGCGAAAGCCACTTGCCCCAGTTGCCATGCTGGTGAGGGTGCCGTGATTAGCTCCTACTATGTCATACCATTTCACGCTGCCCGCCTTACTTGGTAGACAAAGGTACCAGGCCACTAGGCCAGACATAAGGGGATTCTTGCTGTTAATTAAGCTAGTTTGATTTATATTGTTGCTGGATACAACGAATGGTTTAGAATTTTTTAACAGCATATAGTATTTACTGCACGCTTATGATAATCCCTCTATCCCCTACATTTGGTGTACTTGGCAAACTAGCCGATAATGTAAATGATCCCCCTGAATATGAAGATACTTTTGCACTTTTACCTTTAAGGCTTCCTGTAGTAAATGCTATTTCAGCACTATTCCAGTAGCCTGATGCTTCGGTGCGATTAGTGTTTAATACCGTCAAGCTATTGTTTGGTTTGGCGACAAACTCTTGAAAGAATCCATCGTCACCCGGTTGGTTTCCGAATTGAAATTCTTGTGCCTGCCACATTGGGGACGCATTAGAATTGTTAAACTCAGCTATGTACATGGCTCCATTTGTAAACGCTTGTGTATTAAATAAAGCATAGGTCCACATGCCAGTATTGCCTTGTTGCTTTGCCGTTATCGATGGACTACTTAATGTTCCGTAAGAAAAAGTGTTGGTAGACCAATCATATTGTTTTAAATCGCCATCAGATTGAATTTCAAAAAGATAAATTTGTGTTGATCCTGTTGTGACGGCCGCACCACTATTGTTTAGCATACATGATCTTAAAACAAGTTCAGTATTAGTTTGAACAATATCAATGCCTTTGAATCCTGAATTTTTGTTCGCAGGAAAATAGCCAAACCTAGATGTATGGTTTAGTAAACCTGGATAGCCTTGTAATGAATTAAGGTACATTGCCTGAATTTCGCTTATATTTAGCTTACGATTATAAAAGCGAACGTCATTAATATTGCCTTTAAAGAAATAGTTTGCATTACCTGAACTTTGTGCTGCCCCGATCATGGTTGGTGTTGTAAAACTATTAATATTTGCGAATGTTCCAGCAGTCACATTTGAATCGTCTACACGAGCGCCATTTAAATATACTTGAATCGCTGCTGTTGTAGTTCCTCCGTTGTAGGATGCCGCAACATGATGCCATTTGTTTGTCGGTAGAGTGCCGCTGTAGTAACGTCCTATAAATGCTCCATTAGCATCGTCGTAGCAGATCAATGCCAGTTGTGAACCATTATTTGCATTGAAGTTAAAAATATACTCTTTTGCCACGCCAACGCTATCTTTATATTTTGCAAGAATGGTAGGTGCTCCGCCAGTAGTATTAAAAGAGCTGGCATTGACCCATGCCGATACTGTGAATGCTCCACTGGGATGTAGAACATTTCCAGCATTAGCATTGAACGCAGTGTTGTCAAATAGTAATGAACCAAATCCACCTTGATGTGTAGTAGGTCTAAATCCATTAGCGGTAGAATTAACTCTCACTAATGCAGCAT